CCATTGAGGATTAGATAGGTTATTGTAGTTTTCTTCAATTTGTGACTTCATTTTGTTTAAGTCATCTATGTTCATGTCTGGATTATAACACACCCTAGAAATAAAAAAAGCCCCGAAGGGCTAATTTCTTTTTGTATTTGTTTTAACTAATTGACAAGTCAGCCGGAAATAATATACCTGCACCACTTACATAAGGTGATTCTAATCCGTAACCTACTATTTGTTTATCTGCATCTGTTTGTGGGTTAGCACCAGTCACATAACCTGGAGTACCACTGTTTTTAGTTAGCACAAGTGAAAATCCTTGTGGGATTTGACCAGTAGTAATTGTAGTACCATTCCAGTAGTTATTATCACTTGTTACAAGTCCACGACCAGCAGTTTGTACCCAACCATATTGGTTAGCCCCTATAGCTACAGTTGTTACCCCAATTTGATGCTTGTTTGTTGTTGAACCAGCTTGGTTGGCTGCATAATCTGTTACAACGTTATAATAAAGACTGTAACCTAAATTGACTATTGAACCAGCTGGAACAGCTAATACAAGAGGTGATGCAAGATTTATTGTAGTAATACCATTGGAAGCCGCTGGTGTGTTACCACGAATCCTATAGCTAGTACCTTTACCAGTACCAGTAATTATATCTACTTCACCATCTTGTAAATCGTTAAGACCTAAAGCTGTACCATTGAGTTGTACTTTTAATTCGTACACTCCCTGTCCAACTGTAGTCGCAGAAGCAGCCGCTACTGTTAATCCTACGAGATTGCTTGTGTATGGAGTACACACAACTAGGCCAGCAGCTACTGGACTTGCACCAACTTTAACATATCGAAACACACGACCATCACCTGTTTGACCAGTTGAACCAAGAAAATCCTGTTTGTCGTTTGTGACTACCCTTAAGTCAACGCTAGTGAGTTCCCTACCAGCCTGTTGCATATATTCTCCTTAGTTTTATACTAGAATACTCTAGCGTATGTACATGCTGTTGCCGATGAGAAAACAAATCGGAAACAACCTTGTCCACTTGTACCTGAAGCAACAGTCATAAGACCAAATGTAGGTACACCGTAAGTTGCAACCTGAGCTACTGCTGAAGCGGTCATTCCTGAACCAGCTGTTACTGTAACTGTGTTAGCACCTGCTGTGTTATCTATGTAAAGGTCAAATACTGAACCTGCTGTTGCACCTAGCTGTGTAGCTAGAGCTGTAGCTGAAGGTAAAGTAATTCCTACTGCTGCGGCTGAAGTAGATGTAATGTATCCACTTGCAACCTGTACAGCTGTAGCTGTTGCTGTAGCGTTAATAGCTACTGAAGTATGGTTTTGAGTGCTAGCACCTGATACCAATGGTCCAGTAGTAGAGATACCACCAGCACCAACGCTTAGGGTAGCTGTAGAGCCACCCGCTGCGATACCAACGTTTACGTTTTTGTTAGTGTTTAAGCCATCCATTCGAACGACTTGAACGTACTTCTCTAATAGGCGATTTCTATTTGTTATTGCCATAAGTACCCCTCCTTAAAAGGATATTAGTTAATGTTCAAGAATACTGGACCACTTGATGATGCTGAAATAGCAGCGTGTGTGTATCCAATAATTGGGCTTGTTGAAGCAGTTGCTTGTCTTACAGAACCACCTACAGTTACACTTTGTCCAATTGCAGTTCCAACAGCGATAGTACCAACTGCGTCGTTCTTGACGTCAACAGGTCCAGCAGTTTGTACCCAACCGTAGTTAGTTACAGAAGCTGTGTTAGGAACAGGCATTACTGTTACACCTACAGGGATATCAGCTGTTCCTGATGTGTTTACTGAGCTGTAAATGCTTGGGTTTAGGTTAACTGTGTCAGTACCAGGTACTAATGCAGTTGTGTGTCGCATAGCTTCAGCTAGGTAAACTGTGAAAGTTGCACTACCAGCTGCTGCTGTGTTTCCTTTAACTCTATATAAGTATGAGCTAGTAACACCAGCTGCACCTACTAATACTTCGAGGTAACCTTCAGCAAATTGGTCTTGAGTGATTGCAGTTGAACCGTTAGTTATAACGATTGATGTTGCACCTGTAGCTAAGTTAGCTGCAGTTTGTCCACCTGTACCAGTTGCTGTGATTGTTAGACCTTGATAACCAGCTGTTACTGCTGCAGCAACAACTAATTGGCCTGAGTTGATTGTTGATGTACCACCGAAAGATACGTATCGATATTTTCGACCGTCTTCAGTCATTCCTGTTGCACCATACTGTACCTGCTTTGAAGTAGATAGAGTATTGATGTCTTGTTCTGTTAATGTTCTAATTCCTACATCCATGATAAATAATCCTTTCTATCAAACCTAGTTTGAAGTAATACCAGTTAGTTTACCGTTTCTTCGAGGTTGTCTGTGGATTAAGTTACCCATAAGAATCAATAGACCTACTTCACCATACTGGTTAACAGGAGCGATTAATTCTCTGAATTGCCATGCACTTGGGAATGAAACATCTTTGTAGAAACCTTCAGTAACTTCAACAGTTGAAGAAATCTGACGTAGGCTTGAGTCTACTAGTCTCTTAAATTCCATGTAGTATTCGTTTAGCCAGAAGAAAGTCTGTGAAGTACAGTTATCATCTGCAACTAAAGGACGTGCACGGTAGCTAATAGCGTTGAATCCAGCAAAAGCTGAAGTCTTTTCACCAGCTGGGCGAGTTTGTCCAACAGGAGTTCCACCATCTACTCGGTCGTAACCTTGTATTTGAAGAGTCTCGTATCGAGCACTTACCATAGGCTGAATTAGACCTTCGATGTAAGTCCAGATAGTCTTAGTAGTAAGACCAATAGTAGGGCTTTCCATTGAAGAACTTGCAGCTGAAACGTTGTCAAACTCAGATGACAAGTAGTCAAGAGTAATGATTCCGTTAGTTACTGCAGTAACATCAGCGTTAATGAAGGTGTTAGTGCTTCGTGTGATACCAGCGTAAGAGCTTGAGTTAGTACCATTGTCTACAATTAGTCCAAGACCATCGAAGTCTTTTCCTGAACCTAGACCGTAAGCAATCTGACCAACAGACTGCAAAGCAGAAATCTTAGCTTCGTCAAGACGAGTCTTGAGCAACATAAGAACTTGCTTCTCGTTGTTAGCGTTTACTGCTCGTTCAATACCAGGTACTACAACTGACTGTTCGTAAGCTGCAAGATACCAAGTCATAAGACGAGTGTTGTTAGTGGCTGCCGTTGGGAAAGTATCCATACCTGAGAAAGAACCACCAGTTGTACTGTTAGCAATTTCTATAGGTTGTGCTTCGTATACACCCTTCCAAGAACCAGGCTTGGAAAGAACACGAGCTAGGAATACGTTCGAGTTGTTGATTTGGTCAACAATTGAAGGCAGTATGTCTTGATAGGTTATGTCTGCGACCCTATCGGTGAATACCATTCCGGCCATATTATCTCCTTTATTAGTTTGTTACATCTGGCCTAATAAAAAAACCCTCACAAGGAGGGCTTAATAATTTGCCTAGATAATCCTAGTATAGTTTATTTATTTTTTACTTGCAACTATTTTTTTAAGAGGTTCTTTAGACTTAAGCTTTTCTATTTCACTTTTAATAATTAATAGTTCGCTTTGTAAATTTTCCATTATATGTGTGTTTGCAAGCCTTTTTCTACCAAGTATTGCGTGTAGCTCTTCGTAAGCTTCTTTGTATTTATCTTTGTGTATAGATAATCTAATTTGTTCAGAGATGTGCTCTGCTTCTTCACGAGTTATTAATCCAAATTCTTCTAACGCTGCTATCCACCAATTGTGCATAACTTTCCTTTCCTACCAATCAAGGCTATCTATTAAATTGTCTAAATCTCTACTAGTCATACCAGGTTTTACACGTGGTCTGCTAGGTGTTTGAGAATCACTTCCTTTAGCTTTAGTTGTACGCTTAGCTAGATTTTGTCTGGCTGCGTCTTCCTTTTGTAGCTCTGTGTCCATCTTATCAGGGTTTTGGTATTTGTACATACGAAATGCTTCTTCAAATCCAATGTGCTTATAAGGTCGACCAGCGTTGTACTCGTTTAAGTATTTCTGATTAAGTTCTTCTTTAAAAGCCAAGATGTCATTTGCAAGTTTAACTCCTGGGTCATTATCAAAGTCCTTAGAGTTAGGTTGTGCTTTAAATTTAGGTAACTCACCTTTTCTTTGTAAGTCACCAATGTCTTGTCGGTCTGCGTTGTCTTCTCTTAACTTAAACTCTTGAGCTGATTTGTTAGTTTCTTGTGAACGATAATCATTTACAAGCTTTTCAGCTTTCTGTTCGTTTAAATTATCACGTTTCATCGCAATAGTAAGTTCACTCTCGTTTTCGTATTTAAATCCAGCAGGTAACTGTTCGATTGTGTATATGTCAAATGATTCTACCTTGTCACTTCCGGGTACAGTACCTCGAACTTTAAAAGTAGATATGTTGTCTAATACAAATTGTTGTTCTGGAGTTAGTTGGTTGTTAGCTGGTGTCTCTTGTGTTGAGTTAGATGGGACTTCTTCTTCGTCTTCATCATCTTCATCTATAGAGTAACCCTCTTCAGAGTCGCTTTCTTCACTATCCTCGCCTGTTTCATCAGATTCTTCTGCGTCTTGGACTTCTTCAACTTGCTCAGTTGATTCATCCTTTTCTTCTGCAGCCTCTTCATTCTCAACTTCAGGTTTAGCATTTTTAGACTCCTCTTTTACTTCGTTAATTGGTGTTAGATTGTCATCTAAACTATCTAACTTAGCTTGTAGTTCCGGTGTAGCACTAAAACCGGGCACATTCATATCATTAGCCATAATTCCTCCTTGATGTCAGTATATCACATTAAACGGGAGGTAAAACACTAGGGTTGCCAGTGTTAGGAATTTGTGGATTGGCTGGGTTTGGTAAATTGGTTCCTGAGAATATAGAACCGCCCAACATAGCCTGTGAAGCGCCTGGAGCCATAGGTATATTACTCTGTGGACCCATTGGTGGCATCCCCTGTGGTGGCATACCTTGAGGTGGCATACCTTGAGGTGGCATACCAGGAGCGCTTGGTGGACCAGGATTTAACTCTTGTTCAGTAGGTTGACCGGGGTTGTAAGGCTGTAATGGTACTTTTGGACTCAAATTCATGACGTTTTCTTCGCCCATTTGGTCTAATGCCATGGTAGTTTCTAATCTGAGTAGCATTTCATCTACAAAATCAAGGTAAGCTTGCTGTTTTGTCTTGTTGAGCTTCATAAATTCGTCTCTAACCATCAATTTTCTGAGTGAAAGTACGTATTCTTTAGTTACGTGGTCAGGTTCCATTGGTTTTTTGCCATTTATAATCTCTACGTATGCTACGTAAGCCTTAGCTTCATCAATTTCATCAAGTCCATCACGTGCAAGAGCCATTGGGTCAACTTTTTGCTTAGCCCAGTTGTCGTAAAGCTTCTGTGGGTTCTGTAAATGGAGTAATTTGTAAGCATCAAGTAGTGAAATTGAAGCACCCATCTTAAGAAGTTGTAATACGACTGCTTCTTGTCGGTGATTATCAAAGGCAAGTGAGGTTCCGCCCTTTACATTGATAGCCATTCCGTTATCAATAAGGTCTCGGTGCATTGTAATATAATCAAATTCGCCATCACCACCGTTGTATACAAAGAAATGTCGTTCTGAGTACCATACAACCATCATCTGTACTAAGTATTGGAAGTAAGCGTTCATAAAACGGTCTATGGAACGTACATATAAGTCCTGTCGACCTGAAGCTTGATTCTTCTTCATCATTGACTGACCTAAAGTTTCACTTGTTGTATCTCCGTCATTAGAACCAGTAAATTCAGAAGGGGTACCCATTATAGAATGGATAGTTGTACGCTGGTCCATTTTATCTTGGAATAAGAACTGTGGAATTTCAGGAGGTGGTAGTCGGAAGATTACGTCTTGTGCTCTCACGTTAGGTGGTGGAGATATAACTATTCTTTGGTTAGGGTCATCTGTAAGGTCTTGTACGTCATCTTTACTCATTCCACTCTTGGTGTCAATTACTAGAATACCGTTTGCCTTGTCAGCGACTTCCATTAATTGTCGACCACGCTTGTTAAGAATGATTTGTACTTTGGAAGCTTGTTCTACAGAAGATGTGTAATCAATCCAGTGTTGTCCATCGTTATCAAAGTTAAGTGGGATAAATGGTTTCTTTGGTAAATCAATAAAGTTCTTTTCGTTCTTTGAATAGATGTAATGTGGGTTTCGTGATTTTTCAAGCACTAAGTTCTGAAAGTAATAGACGAGAGCTTGGTGTGGTTCAAAATCTTTATCGTAGTGAGTTAACCATACTTCTCTAACTACCATAATTTGGTCTAGCTGTTTAGAAGTACCTCGTACAATACCAGCTTCTGAATAAATAGCTTTCTTTTTCTCGGGCCAACGATTAACCATTTCATTAACTGACATTTTGACGTTCCTACAAATAAAATCAGGGTCTTCACCCATCTTGGCGTTCTTATCAATAATAACTTCTTCTGGGTTCAAAGCTATTGGAATAATCTCACCGTTCTTACCGTAGTTAGGGTCAAACTGGAAGTAAATCAAACCTAATCGTTTATTGAGTACGTTCTTAACGCTAGTTTCTAGTAATTGCTGTAGGTTTACTTTAGCTGAGTGGGCTACACATACTCTTTCAAGGTCTAAAGCGAATTGACGAGCTTGTGGTGAGTCCTGAGCTGGAGAAACTTCTGGTGATGGAGTGTTAGCTGTTAAGTAAGCTGTAATAGCTTGTTCTGCTACATAGATTTGGTTTTCTACGTAAGGTGTCTGAAACCTATAGAGTGAACGCACGTCATTTTGTTTACCTAAGTAAAAACGCATAGCTTCGTTACGAGCTTGTCTCAAATTAAAACCATCTGGTGCATCCCAATAGCCAATAGAGTCATCTATACGATTGTCTAAGTTCTTAATAATTTGATTGTCGGGAATGTCTATTGACAAAGGAGGTAGTTGGTCTATCTGTCCACTAGGAACATCACTTAAGCGGTCTACCTTAGTGTCATTTAACGGAGGAGCGGTTTGCTCGTAATCCCAATTATTTGCCATTCTTCATTTTTCCCTTTTTAGGAGTTTTAACTTCAGATTCAGAAGATTGCATTAAGCCAGGAATACCGGGTTTAGGAATAGACAAGTCATTATACTTGCGGTGCTGGTGTTGCTTTCCTTTATCGCTTCTTTGGACTTTGCGAATTACTTTCTGTTTCATCAAATCTTGTATTGTTGCCATAAAAAAAACCCTTCATGAGGGCTCCTGTTTAATTTGCCTAATTTCATTATACATCATTGAAAAAGTATTTTATAGCGATTTTTACAAGAGTGGCAGACGATTTCAATATATTGTTGTGATGGTGAGTACGTATCCCAGCCAAGCCCTATGTCGTTGGAAATTGTAATTTCATGTGTGTTAGCTCTAAACAAAGTTCTACCACATCCGCACTTAAATTTTTGAGGTCTTTCGACTGGCGCAGGAAACAACTTAGCGTGAAATATCATTAAAATATTCAAAACCATTCTCCCATCTCTCGCTGTTCACGAGACACACGTTTTAATATCTCTTCTAAGTCTATATGAAAAGCATCTGCAGTACCATCCTCATTTACTACGAAAGATTTTTTCTTAGCGTCTGGTGGAGCTATTGTGACTACACCAGAAGTTCTTTCTTTAGCGTATGTGTAAGTTTCTAATGCGTAGCGTAGTGCGTCTAACAGGTGGTCGTTGCCGCCTTCTGGTTGATTAATAATCTTGCCGTCTTTGTCAGTTTTCCATAAGTAGTTTCGATATTCCTTGAGTAAATTTGTACTCTTCTTAGTGACGGAGATACGCTGGTCTTGTATGTATGAGATTCCTTGTAAGATAGAACCTCTACCTTTCTGAGCCGGAACAATTGGTATACCGTAACTTCCAATTTCGTCAATAGATTTAGGTTCAGCTGAGTCAGCATACACAAGCGTTTCAGGGTCGTTTGTAGAATCTAAAAAGTCAGCTATGTCTTTGTTGCTTAATCCTTTCCTGTAGAGAACTTCGTTTAATATAAGTCCTCCATTGTAGCGGTAGATATCAATAATAGCTGTAGGGTCGTTTGTATATCCAAAGTCCAATCCTCGCCTTTCGAGTTTGGCTTCGTGAGGTATGTGGTCAATAATAGCCCAGTCTTTGTAAATACGAGACTCAACTTCACCAAGCTGTCCTAGACCGTATACAAGCCACCAGTTTTTGTTGTGTTTGTGTGACTCAATATCCTGAACAATTGAATCGTCTAATCCTTCATTGTCCTTGTAAGTAATTGTAAGAAAGTCTACGTCATAGTGTGGAAGGATTTCGGTATACCACCAGAACTCGTTAGTAGGGTTCCAGTCTAGCCAAATAGTCTGACGGGTACGAACTCGGAGTTGGTCAAACTCTTCATACCCAATGTTGTTGGCTTCGTTCATAAAAAGCACATCACGTCTTGGTCCTCTAACTTTACCTGGCTGGTCTGCACTAAAAAATTCTATGCGTGAGCGGTTTGAGAAAGTATACGTGAAATCAGTCTTAGACCATTCATCATCTTTGTAATAGTTAGTATCCTCCATAATAGAAAGAAAGTCTCTCATAGCGCCCCTACGTAAGTGAGGAAAAGATTCTGAAACAACTGAAATAAGAATCCCAGGATTAGTCTGTGCTTGGTCTATTAAGATTTGAAGTATCGAAATAGTCTTCCCAGCTGAGGTCCCTCCGGCTATCCCCCTAATTCTTTTGTCTAGCTTAAGCAGTTTAGTTGTAGCCGATGTTTGGATGTAGTTCATAAATTTAACCTTACACCACCAGACGACTCAATTTCAACCCCAAACAGGGGTAACGTCGCACAACATATAATGTACGACTAGGACTAACAGGGGTAGGCATATACTAGGCAATAGACTTGACAGTTTGCATAGGGGTAGGCTAAGACAGTTTATATAATCCCGCAATTTTCGATACCTTAACAGGGGTGCGCATAAAAGCCTATTATACCATATTATTCAGGCTTAACAGGGGTGGCTTCAATAACCTTATTACTAAGCCCACCTAGTATTGGCTTGACAATGTGGGTATTGTCGACCTGTTTAGAGTCCTTATACCCGTATTTATTCTTAAGTACGAATATAGCCATGGTTGTGTTGAGTTTATTAGCTAACGCCCCTGTAACTAACCTATGTTCTAAGATAGTTTCTATTCTTAGCATTGTATCTAGTACCGGCTTATTATCTAGGTTGCTAGACTTGAATTCAGACCACTTATGAGCATTTATACCTCTGTTGGCTAGCGATTGACCTATAAAAACTATGCTCTCATCTTCTAATACTTCTAATTCAATGCTTTTTATTATTGTAGTAACATTATCAGGTAAGTATCTTCTTTTTATCTGTTGTTTGCTCATATAGGGTTATTATAGCATTTATTCTACTAATGTACTTATCCACAATTTCTAATCTGTTATTGTATGAAACTAATATAAAAGTATCATTTTGTATATAAATAGTGTTGACATGTACATATCGTAGATGTATATTAATAGTATTAGCGCAAGCTAAAGCACCAACCTACAACTTAGACAACAGCCACTAGGCAAGACAGAGCTAACACAGGGTTACAGCTAAGCAAGCTAAGAAACTTAACAACTAATAAAAACAAAAAAGGGTAACATGTATATAAAACACTATACAACACCAAACAAGTACAAGTTTATAAAAATAAAAAGAGGTAATAAATGAGTAATAAATTAAAAGACAATCTAATAAATACAGGGTTAGTAATCTTATTTATAACAATGTATATAATATCAAGTTTTTGCAACTAAAGGGGTACAGCATGAAGTGGATAAATTCTCAAAATGAATTAAAAGAGTTATATAAACAAAATAGAGTTATGGTTTATGACTATAAAACTTTATACCAAGTGAATTACAGCATGGCGCAACAGCAATATTATGTTACTAAGATTAAAACAACCGGCGACAATTCAAAATATACTATAAGAGGTCGCATATTAGCAGTAACACCTGAGGAAGTTAAATAATTAATAAGCGTGGCTAGCGCTATATCTAGCCAGAATAGGGTTAAAATGAGTATAGAAATTAAACACATAGAAACAGTAATAAGCGCTTTTATCTTAACTGATGATATGACCGGCGTAACTAATATAATATTTTACTAAGGGGGTAAACTATGGATAATTACAAAACACTTGCTTTAGGGCTTATAAATGACCATATAGATGATGTTCAAGCGTGGGATAAAAGCAAAACTAGATTAGATATATTAAATGACTTGCTAGACGATACACAAAACGTATTTGGTAACTTAGACGGTTCAAGAACTTGCAACACGTGGGAAGCGCAACAGTTTATAAATGATAGTGGCGCAATATGGGATGATGACATTAGAGACTTATTTAATGATATAGACCAAAACTATTTTGTTGAAACACTTGCTCGAGGTGCTGAGACTTTAGACGTTGTTATTCTTGAATTGCTAGCGCCTCAAGTTATAAAAGAAGAAATATATAATATTCTTAAAGTATTAAGCGACTAATTAAATAGTGCTAGGCATCACTTTAAAATGCCTAGATAGGGATAATATGAATTTATATTTAACAGTATTTGAACGAATAGATGCCGACCCGGATTGGTTTACTTGGACTAGTGAAAATGAGCCAACAGATAATCAAGAACTAAAAAAGATAAAACAACATTTAAAAGAAAATGAGGACGAATCAGAAATAGGCGATTATTGGACTAATAGAATATCAGAGGTAGACGGTTATAAAATTAAACTAGTAAAGGAAATAAAATAATGAGTGATAGAGTCATAAGAATTAGCGAAGAACATTATAAAAGATTAAAAGCCTACTCAATTAAAAATAAGCGTACTTTAAAAGCATGCGTAGAAATAATGATTGATAGAGTAGCGCTATGATAATACTAGAAATATTGGGCGCTTATTTAACAGGTACTTTAATTGCTTATATTATAACTTTTAAAAATTAGGCATCAACAGCCCTTATCCCGTAGCTAGGATGAGGGTTGAAATATGACTTTAATTTTAAGATAGTGGCTCTTAATGTGTAACACAGATGGCAATAGCTTCGTATTTTTAAACGCTATCCACTATCACCATCAGCATTAGGCTAGGTTGTACATTAGGGCTATCGCACAGAGCCTAGACTTATCACACACTATAAGGCTATCCGACCGAGAGCATATCTAAAGTTTTGAATAGTGCTATAAACTATTTTATTAAAGTATTTTTCCTATTGACATTTAATTTTTAGATTGCTAACATATTTATATTAAACAGTAGCAAGCCCCTAGCAATAGGGGTTTTTCTATTATCAAACAGTAACAATAGTTAATATTTAAACTATCACAATTAAGCATTTAAGTCAATTAAAAAGAGCCGGTAAAATTAAGAAAATCCGGCTCAATTATAAATAGGGGGTGTGTATGCACACATTCGCATTATAACAAAAAAGCAAGCTCTGTAAAGAGCCTGCTAAACGAAAGACGCCTTTATTTTGAAGGCATTTAAATTATATCATAACTAGGGCTTATCGTAATAATTTAAGACTTACACCTTTAAGGTTGCGACCCTAGTAATTAAATAATAACTTATACACAGGTTTAGTCAATATTTAACATTATTAGTATTGACATTAACGACTTGTTGTAGTAGTATGTAGTTATGGTTAAGTTAAGGCTTGACCAAGTACCAAATACAATTTTCCACTCCACGAAAGGGGGCTAGGCTAATTTATAGAGTTTATAGCCCCTGATTAGTCTAGTAGAGATTGAGTTAGGTAGGTGTTAAATAAACGAAAGGAGCTTTTATGAAGTTGCACTATGATTTTTTCATAGGTATATTTCTAGGCATTATAATTCTTGACTATTGTAAGTTAAGAATAAATAGCTGGAAAAATATAAAATTTAGCCACGATGCTAAAGATAAAAAAAAAATTAAGTCAATGAACAGAAAGTCAGATTTAATTTTAAGTCAGTTTGAACAGGGTTTAATATGAAAATAAACGTTACATATATACCAAGTGTTCATAAAATAGAAGTAATTAAGTTTGATTGGGAAAACTTCTTTAAGACTTTAATAGAAGAAGAAATGAGAAAACGAAATGAACTCTATTGATGAAGTAAACTCTGTTATTGATGAAATACTAGAGTTGCAAACTAAACAATCAGTTTTAATAAATAGGTTATTAGATGAAGTATATAGATATGTGGAAAATTCACAGAAAGTTAGTTAAGTTAAATAAAATAGTAGAAAGTATGATAAGGGAAATAAATGAGTGATATAGCTTTTAGTTACATGTTTTTAGTAGGGGTAGGATTGTTTACTTTAACAGTAGCTTTAGTAGTTATATTCTTAATGTTCTGTTTTAAACTATTTAAAGTAATTTTAAGAAGGATTGGCAAATGGTAATATTCTTACTTTTAGTAATTGTTTTCTTGCTGTTTGCTATATTAGGCAAATGATACAAGTAGTAAACACCGGCACCGGTGAAATTGAAGAGTACTCTGACGAAACTCCAGAAGAGATTATGGAGAGTTGGAGACTAATCACCGACCAAATTAAGATGCTAGAAAGAGCTAAAGAGAAGCTTAAAAAGAAAGTACCGGCTATTGTAGACAACAATGGTGTATATGAACATGGCAAGTACCGGTTCAAAATAAGCTCCGTACAGCGTTTTAATTACGATAAAGCAGTAATGAGACAAGTATTTGATGAAGACCTCTTAGACACGCTCCTGAAGCCTGATAAGACCTTAATTGATACGTACATTAAAGATAACTTAGCAGATTTAGGCGAAGCATCCACTTTATTAAGGCAATCAATGTTAGAAGAAGGATTAGCTTACCAAGTTGTTAAATTAGAGAAAGTGAGTAGAGATGACTGACCAAGAGTATTTTGAGAACTTTAAGCCCGGTAATCCAGATTACTTCCAACCACCATGGGAAGATGAATTGATACCAATACCAATAAACTTGGAAGACCCACCATTTTAAAGGTTTAACATGAGAATCGGCAGGTTTACAGTAGTACAGAAGTTTGAGATATGGTCGCCTCGCTGGCATGATATGTGGGTAAATGGCGAAAAGAAAAAATCTCCAGTAATACTATTAAATAAACATAAAGTCGGTTTTCATAACGAGATAGTTTTTACTAAAACAAAAGCTGAGAGATTTAAAGGTAGCTGGTATATAACCGGAGAACACGCAAAACAATTTAATATAGGCTCGAATGGTGTAATAGAATGTTACGAAATACCATTTGACGCATTAGAACCATTAGAAAGGGTTTAATATGAAAACATTTGTAAAGATAATAAGTTGGATAATGATGATTGTAGCAATAATAGCTTTTATTGGTTTGCTAGCATCACCAGATGACACGAGTAAAGCGCCTGGATTGTTTTTAGGAGCGGCAATATTTATTCAATCAATATCAACAGTAATTTATTTTGAAGGAGAAGAGAATGGCAGGAACTAAAGCTGGCGGACTTCGAGCCGCACAAACTAACAAAGCAAAGTATGGAGATGACTTTTACGCTAACATAGGTAAAAAGGGTGGAACTAATAGTAATACCGGTGGATTTGCTAACGACACAAAGATTGGTAAAGACGGACTAACCGGAAGACAAAGAGCAAGTATAGCCGGTGCCAAAGGTGGTAAAGTAAGTAAAAGAACTAAGAAGGAGATTAAGTAATGCCAATATTAAACAACGTTAAAACTGTATGGGTAGGCGATGACGCTTTTGACATACCCGGAACTAACTTAACTATCTTTACTATTAAGCTAGAAGTAGACGGAGAAAGACTTATCCACAAGACAATGAGCGATAAGATAGCCACAGAGGGTTGGACTGGAGATGTAGAAGTCTATACTAACGACAAAGGTAAAGAGTACGTAAGACAAGCCCCTAAAGAAAACACTTTTACTCCTAGTGCTGGTAAAGCATGGCAACCCAAAGATGATAAGAACATCACACTAGGATTAGTATTTAAAACCTTTTGTACTATTGAGGGTATGCTTCCACAGAAACCAGAACACTGGAACTACATTAAGAAAGCCACTGTAAAGCTTATTGAGATTGGTAACGAACTCAAAGGCAAAGAAGAAGTAGTGGCAGAACCAGCAAAAGTATCGGGTTATGAGAAAGCTAAGCAAGTAGCAGAGACTATAAAGCAGAAAACTCCTATTGATGATTGGGGTAACATGGACATCATAGAATCGGGCGAACCCATTAATTTAAATGACATACCATTTTAGGAGTTAATATGGATAAGAAGAACGTAAAGAAGTTTAACAAAATAGTTATGGGAAGTAAGATTGACAAAGCTGAATACGATAAAGAACTTGGATTATTCATAATATTTTTAGATAATGATAATGTAATAGTATTTAATACAGGTTCAGTCGCAGTAGCAAAGAGGTAACATGCCGAGTTATTATGAAAACTTAGTCGCAAAGATAGGCGAAGAAAAAGCCCGGGAGCAAATGAAAGCTATCCGGGCAAATAGAAAAGTCAATAAAGGCGGTGGTTTTAATAATCCTGAAGTTATTAAGAAAGCATTAGAAACAAGGAGTAAAAAATGGAAAACATAAGATGGGTAGAATTTCCAGAAGACATGGAATTTGGAGACTGCATCATACACAATGAGTTTGAAGAACGGGATTATGAGTAAAGTAGAAAAACATCACGTTCTTTATCCCAATAGGTTATGGGGAGCATTTGATTCAGGCAGAAAGTTAAGACAGACTCCTGAACTTATAGTTCCTCTCTATCATGGGGCGCATCAAAGAATACATGCACATCTTGAGCAAGTACCAATACCAGATACTTTTACACTTGACAGGGTTGTCAGAGATTACAGACCAATACGAGATAACCCAGTGTATAGTATTTACGCATTACAAAAGTCTATACATGAAGCAGTAAACTTTAATGCCAGAGCATCTAAGGTTGCCAGAGAAGTTGGCATGATAGCTTGTGAGGCATTAGAGATGCAAGTAACAACAATAAAAGAAGGATTAGCAACGTTATGAACTTAAATAATAAATTAAAGGAGAATAATATGAGTAAAACAACTATAAATGAATTAGAAATAAACGGACAAACTTATGTACTTAAAGGTACAGACAATAAAAAATCCGAACAATTAAATGGAATGGACTTTGTAGTAGTCCGCACCTATAGTGCTGGAGTATTTGCAGGTTACCTTAAAAACCGAGATGGTAAAGAAGTGCATTTAGTAGACGCTATCAGATTATGGTATTGGGACGGGGCAGCTTCTTTGAGCCAATTAGCTACAGATGGAGTAAGCAAACCTAATAATTGTAAGTTTGCTGTACCAGTAAATGTAACATTGACCGAAGCAGATGAAATTATAGAAACAACTGATAAAGCACGAGAGTCAATTCAAGGTGTAAAGTCATGGGTAGTTTAACAGAATTAAATACTGAAGATATTGCTTTTGGCTATGACTCTGGCTCTGGCTATGGCTATGACTCTGGCTCTGGCTCTGGCAATGGCTATGGCTTTAGCTCTGGCAATGGCTCTGGCTATGGCAATGGCTATGGCTCTGGCTCTGGCTCTGGCAATGGCTCTGGCTATGGCAATGGCTATGGCTCTGGCAATGGCTATGGCAATGGCACAGGAAAAGGATAGCATTACTATGACTCAGAGAAGTGAACACGGTGGCGGTGAAGCTGCCATACAAAGGGAATCAATGGAGGCTTATGCCTACAATAACGAGAAGAGAGACCGCAAGCTGGGTAAAACAGCAGTTAAGCCTTATGTGGCACCTCCATTTGGAGATTTGCCATACTCAAGGGACATGTATTCACCAAGTAATCAACAAAGGGAGTATAGTCGTGAAGAAACCGACAGTAGCACAACTCAAGAAGAAAGCTGATTTATACTTTAGTCGTTATATCCGGTATAGAGATTCCACCAAGCGTGGCGAAGAATACTGGGCTCAATGTATAACATGTGATAAGTGGTTGCCTGTAAAACAGATGCACGCAGGACACTTTCAGTCCAGAAGATATTCTGCTACTAGATATGATGACGAAAATGTAAACGCTCAATGTGCTGGTTGCAATACTTACAATCAAGGGGAACAGTTTAAATACTCTAAAGCCCTTGAAATGAAGTTTGGGGATGGGACAGCAGATAAATTACAAAAAAGGGCGCAAGAGTACCATAAACTAACTATTCAAGAGTTAGAAGACATAATTAAAGAAGCTAAATATAATATCAAGTTCTATGAATCTTAGGTTCAGATTCTAGTTTTTCGTACCTTAATACAAATCCCTCAAGTATGTTACTCAAAATCCCGGCTAAAGCCTTTGTTCCCTTTGTTTAACTACTCTATTATATCATTCATCATAATTCTTAGGACAAATTCAGCCGCTTGTTGAGCAGGATATTTAGTGTGTATAATCATCACTTCTTCTCCGAGAGTATCTAGTAACATATCAAAGTCTTCTCCAAGTTGTCCTCTAGTCCACCAGAAGTCACCTGAATCATCTCTGTCATCTATTACTACTAAGCAATCAAAATCATCATCTGTGTCATTTAAATAGAACGCACAATTAGTTTGATTAAGCTGTTCGCAAAACTCTCCAAGTTCATCAAATGCTTCTCCCCATACAGATAGTCTGCCTATTTCTTCTGGATGCCTTGCAAGCCATGCGTCATGCCAATCTATACCTCCGTAGGTAGGTAGGTATTCACGAACATTGTCTTTATTCTGTCCGAATTCCATTTGACCCACGAAACTTCTCCATATCTATACCTTCTTGTAACCGGTATACTTTTAACATTAAGCTCTGGACTATACCTTGATGCTTCTGTATTTGTTCAATGAGTCCATTTCTAACAATAATCATTTCGTCTATATGAGAATCTTCAAATCCCTCAAGTTGAGGTTGTACAAGTTTTTCTTTAATAAAATTAGCAGCAACATCAGGAAATTCTTGATGTACTTCTACACCAAAGTATTCATTGACTGCTCGAAATATTTCTGGGTGTTGTTCTCTATTTATGCTTTCCATTATTTTTCCTCGTTAGGGACATATATTTTACCATTAAACCTAGTTGTATATCCATTGTGAGTTTGTATTGTAATCTGTTGAGTATCAAATGGTTTATCTCCGTCTTGGTAATACACAGCTCCGAGTCCATGTTGCCAGTTCTCGTGAGCAATAATAGGTTGGTCGGTCATTTCATCTATTCCGTTACCATAACTCGGTACAGCTCCGTCTATTCTTGCTAGGCATCCGAAGCTTTGTGCGATTATAAACCTAGCACCCTGAAAGTTCTTAGCAGTACGGGCAGCGTATTCGTGCCTGTGAATATGTCCAAACAAAGTAGAAGTTTCATCAGCGTTTACAAGTGCGGCAGCAGTCTTTCCGGCAGGGCGTACAGTAGAACCATGTATAGCCTTGATTCTTTCGTTTAACCAATATTGTGCGGCAGGATATCCACTCTTATATTCAACGTCTATGTCAGCCAAATTAAGTAAGAATGGTATAGTCAAAACTCTTTCAGTAGTACCGGCTTGTCTGACTCCGTGTAACTTTTCAGCGTACTGCATAATGTACTTAGATAATCTTAGTTCATGGTTCCCGGCTAGATAAACGATTTTAGTATCAGGGGCGTTAGCTCGTATTTTAGCTAGGAACGCATGAACATAATCAAGAGTTGGGTTCAGGGTTTGAGTAAACGTGGATTCCTGAGCAAATCTTCCCAACTGTGGCAGGTCTAAGTTGTCTCCATTAAGTATAACTTGGTCTGGCTTAGTATCGCGAATTATTTGTAATGCAATATCTAAAGCATTTTCATCATGTATAGGGTCAAGTGAACCATCTTCGTATTGTCTGAATCCAGCTTGAATGTCTGGTAATATGATTGCTAGTTTTTCGGCCGTAGACTTCTTTGCTGTGGATTTAATAGGTCGAATGATAGTTGGCTTAGCTTGAGAGATAAACATGTCCTCAGTAAGCTCTGTGGGTCTAGGAACGTACTGTACGCTTACTAGGTCGGTGGTTTCAAACTCACCTTCTTGGTTTTTCATATAACCTTGATACAGGTTGACACGATTAACTCTTAAAATATCGTTAGGGTCTATACCAGAACGCTCAAAGAGTTCCGCTAACTTGTCTGTTTCCGGACTTCTTTGTTCTGGTTGTTTTTCCATCTCGATTACCTTCCTAGCTTTTGCCCTATATTTATTTCTTGTTCTTCTTATTCCTTCCCAATCTAGCCAGTAATAGTGTGACTTCAATTGTTCGTTACTCATGGTTAGGAGGTTTTTTAGGTCTTGACCATCCCAATTGACCTTATATGGCTGCATAAGCCCACCTTTTTATAGATTAAAGTGTTGTTATAATACTTTTAACTACTGTGATTGCCGCAGCTAATCCTGCTGCTGCCGCTGCTACGATAGCAGACTTGCTTAATTGGTTTGGTTGTACTTGCCAGCTTGCGATGAATCCACCTACAAATGCTGAACAAATAACCCAAATGTCGTGTTGAATCTGTTGTTTAGTTGGTTTGCTTATATTGATAAAACTTGGTAACTTCATTAGTTCCTCCTTTATTTATTATTTTTTCCGACAAGATGCTCTACATCAAGTTCTGTTGAGAACCTTAGTAAATTAGTCTTGTTAGTGGAAACAAAAAGTGTGTTGTTTTGAGCTTTGAAGCCCTTAGGGTTTGCAATATCAGACTTTAATGATATTCCTGTTCCTTCTCCTCCAGATGACCAATTTGTGCTTCCCTCAAAATATAAACCTTGAGAAGCGCATATACCGCCCTTTGTATGGGAGATTTGATGAGTTGCCGATTGTAATATTGTAAATGAATTGGCGAAATCGCTGGAATTTTGTTTTTCATTGGCTGCGATAATGTTTCTTTCATGAACACCTCCTGCTTGAGATTTATCTAAACTAACCTGAACATGTATGCTAGGTATCTTAAACAAATCTAAAATTGCTTGGTTTAATTCATCGTCATCATAACCAAACATGTTTAATTTGAAACTTAACTTTTCATTTCTTATTAAGTAGAGCAATATTCCATGAACATCATCACGACCAACATAAAATAGATATCCGTCACCATAACCTGGTGTTAATTTACCTTCAGGCGTAAATTGTGCTAGTTCTTGTAATTTAGAATCATCAATCATAACTTATCCACCTTTTTATGTAATTCGTCTAATTTTTCGTGTATATCTCCGTGAGAAAGTTTCTGTTGTATTTCTTCTCTAAGAATAAGCAAAGCTACAGTAGCTGAAACTACGTTTGTGTAATTACCACCTACAAGTTCTACTATAGGCTTTTGGAATGTCATTAAGACTACGCCTAAACAAAGAAGTCCCAGTATATGCCAGCGGTTTACTGCAAACTTTATTACTGCAGGAAATAGCTTCTTGTCTAAGAAGGTTTTCATCTTATTATTGCATCGGTTCCTTTAACCCAAGCGGCTACTCTACCAAATGATTCTGTCTGAATTATGACTGCGTAATCTCCAACCCATGCTTCAATCTTGTAAGTTAGTCCACCAAATCTAGCAGGTGCTAATACACCAACTTGGTCAGTAGTGTTAGGTCGAAGTCCTGAACCCACTCGGTAAACTCTCCAGCTCTGTTCTGTTGCGGGAAAAGTAACTTGTGAACGTGCAGGTGGAGGTGTAGGTTGTGGCTGTGTACCTGACTTAGGTCGGAGAAGTCCAGCCAATCTGCTAAGTGGTAACGCTCGGTAAACTCCAACTGCGCTTCTTCCTAGTCCATCACCTGAACCTGTAGCGTTCTGTTCTAATAGCCAGATGCCTGATGCGTCTTGGCGGTCTACGATACCAATGTGTCCGTAAGGGTTGCCAGCTAGTCCATTGAATACTGCAATATCACCTTGCTGTGCTTGCTGTCCTTGTACAATGTTGAACTGTGTAAGTAATGCAGGTGTTGGGTGATTCCAATAGTCTATTGCGTTACCCCATACTCCTGTTGGTAGAGCGTAACATTCTTTTACATACTCTAAAATTAAATCGACACATTGAAAACCATATACATGGTCGTAATCAACTCTTCTTCCATTCCATTCATTTTTAAAATCTATATAAGTCATTTTGACTCCCTTCCTATTTATTACTTTTAATTAATACATCCCAAAGATATATTGCTGCGGTAAAAATTGCTATGATTATTGTCACAACGTACTGTGCTGCCTTCTTAGTGACATAATTATTACTAAGGTTTTGCATTAAAGCTTTCATTTCTTTGATGTCTTGTTTGATTTCATTGATATTGTCGGACATATTATCTTGATTTGCCTCCACCTTAGCTAATCTTTCTTTCTCATGAACAGTCATTTTTTACCTTTACGAGCCTCACTTAGAGCGATTGCAATAGCTTGTTTACGATTAGTAACTTTCGGTCCTTTCTTAGAACCACTGTGTAACATACCGCCTTTATATTCTTTCATAACCTTATGCACTTTGGAATGAGCCCCCCACATTGGCTTCTTGTGTTTATAGTTCTTAGAAGAACGACCCATCAAACTTTTAACGTCACTCATTGTGAAGATATCCCCCCGGTGTAGCCACCCATACCATTAGATACGGAACCACCCTTTTGTTTTTTTTTCTTCTTGATGATGTCTTTTACAGTAGTCATTATTTCCTCTTACAGTTAGAGCAAGAACAAGTACATCGCTTGTTCATTTTCTTAGTTTGCTTACAGCTATCACAGTTACACTTGCAACTAGTCTTCTTCATTAAGTCTTTTACTTTACTCATGCTGAAAATCCTTTGTGTTGCCAGTCATGTCCATCACTAGGTTTCTTCTTCATAGTAAGCATGTGGTCATAAATCTTTTTAAGTGATGCTAATTCTTTCTTAAGCTGAACCATATATTCTTTGCTGTCTACTGTATAAAGCTTGTTAAGAGAGTCTTCCAACCCTTTAGCGTGGTCTTTAATGTGATTAGAGTTGTGCTCAATAGAACCAAGTGTGTGCTTCTTACGCATAGCTGCGTCTGCATGAGTTGGTGGTAAGTCTGCCTTGAGTAAATCTTTAACGTTTAGTGCCATATTAGTTCCTTTAATTAAAAAAGCCCCCATAGAAGAGGGCTGCTTAGTTTGCCTTTACATATTTTATCACATGGTGTATTTTAAAAACAATGAGATTAGTACCAATCAACAAATGTGTTTTAGTAAGATTAAACGATGATTCGCAATTGATTGATGTGCCAGACAAACAGTTTGCCACACAAGCGAATGGCCTAGTAGTTAGTGTTGCTAAAGATAGTTCCGAATACGATTACTTAACTGGTAAAATTGTTTACTTTGAAGAGTACCGTGACTCAGCACAGGTTGAGTTTGATGATGAAAAATTTGCTTTTATAAAATTAGAAGATTTGAAAGGATACCAAGATGAGTAAAATGTCCAGACATATTTGTCATGGTGAAGAGTTTCAAGCTGCCAAAGACAAAGCAGTAGAAGCTGCTTACAACCTAGCTAAAGCTGCATACGGACCTAGTGCCGGTAACGTAGCTATTGAGAACAACTTTGGTTATCCAACTGTATCCAGAGATGGTGTCACAAACCTTCGCAAACTATACTTGGAAGATGGTAACGAAAATATAGCTGCCCGAATTATGGTTCAGGCTAGTGAAAAGAGTAATAAGATAGTTGGAGATGGTACAACCGCTGTTGTAATACTCAGTTACCATCTTTACAAAGAAGCCATGAAGTTAATTAGCGGTGGCTACAATAGAATGATAGTCCGCAAGATGCTAGACAACACCGCATCAGAAATGATTAAAAGAATTGATGAGTTCAAAGTAGAAGCTACACCTGAACTAGCTAGATACGTAGCTAAAGTATCTGCAAGTGACGAAGCCATTGGTGATATGGTTGCTGATGTAATTGAAAAAGTTGGTACCGAAGGAAACATTATTGTAGAAGAGTTCGATGGTATTGGAAGTTACTCAGAAGAAGTTGAAGGTTTGTACTGGAGAAAAGGTTTCAGTAATGAGTTTCTTATTAAGAACTTATCTGGACTAGAATCTCGCCTGAACGATATAGACATACTTATAACCGAAAAGACATTACAAACTGCATCTGATATTGCTCCAATACTAAACAAGATTGTAGAGCGTGCTGGGCGTGGTGTAGACCTGCTTATAATTGGTGAGGTAGTAGAAGAAGCTTTAGCTACTCTTGCTCTTAACAAAGTAAAAGGTAACATAGACGCTACTCTAGTTGATGTAGACGTACACGGACCAATGCGAACCTTATTCTTAGAAGACATAGCTGCTGTAACAGGTGGAAAGATATTCCCTACTGGTGCTAAGTCAAGTTCATTCAATATAGATATGCTTGGTAGTGCTGGTAAAGTTGTAGTCAACACTAGTTCGACTACCATTATGGAAGGCCACGGAGCAACAGAAGACATTGATGCACGTGTAAATGAATTACGTATACAACTAAAAGAAGCTGAAAGCTTAGTAGACAAACAAGAGATTAAGAAAAGAATATCTGCAATCACTGGTAAGATTTCAATCATCCGTGTAGGAGCACCAACAGAAGTAGACCGAGGCGAAGTCCAACTACGAGTAGAAGATGCTATAGCAGCAACACAGAGCGCTCTCAGAGATGGTATTGTTCCTGGTGGTGGTATTACTTTAGCCCGTGTATCGACTGATGATTTCAAAGACGCATTTCAAGCACCATTCCAGACCTTATTAGAAAACGCTGGCTACAATCCTAAAGAAGGTTTGTTCCGAGCACTTGCTGAGAAAGATAAATGGGCTGGATATAACTTAAGAAAAGAAATAACTGATTACAAACCTGATAATTTATTGGAAGAAGGAATCATTGACCCTGCAGAGGTTGTCAAGGAAGCTGTACGTAACGCTACTAGCGTAGTTGGTACACTGATTACTACCACAGTTGGCATTACTTATGTTGACCGTGAAGTTAAGGCCGACTAATGGTCACTTTAGTTATCGGTTTATTAATCGGTATCTTATACAGAACAGGTTGGGACTTTATTAAAGATACTCGTAAGCGCTTTGAAAGTGTCCGCCCAGAAGTGGGAGCCACACATGCGTCTTATGGCAGGACCAATGAGTTCAATGTCAATCAAGCCGGACCAGTTGGTCTAGTAAAACCTAAGACACCACAACAGTTAGAGTGGGAAGAATCACAGCGTTTAAGAGAAATGCAATTTAATGTTAAAATGAAACCAAGAGGATAACATGGGTTATATTATAGATGGCAAATACTACAAAGGTACACCAGACATGGCTAAATTAGCTTCACGTCAACAATCTACCTATAAACAACATGAACAGAACAGACAGCGACATGATTTCGCTAAAGAGATATTACAACCTTGGAAGGGTGGCAAACCTAATGAAGATTTTATAGGTGCATACCCAGAAGAGAGTAAAGATTATGGATTCTTACCAAAGGATGAAGATTTAAAATAAGGAGACGTTATGGGAAAGATAAAGAACGCAGACAAAGGAACACACAAACTAACAGAGAGAGAGTTTAACTATCTAAACTTACTTAACTCAGCTCTTACATTCCACACACTTAAGGATAGAATTATAAGTGGTTACCTATACTACGTATGTACTACTAAATTTGGATACGATGAAAACGTAAACCTTCTTTTTGAAATAGATTTAGACAGTGACACTATGGAACTGAAAGTACAGGAAGTTTCTAACGAAAACCTTAAGTCTACTGACCGTAAGCCCCAATAAGATTTTGTACGTTTGATAAACCAGCTCCGGCAGAACCAGGAGTTGCCATAAGTTGAGGAGTAAGCATACTTGCTTGTTGTGGATTGATTCCTAATAGCTGTGCGACTAAACCAGATGTGGCTTGTTGTTGACGGCCGTAGACGTTAGCTGGGGTACCAGGTATAACTCCTGATAGTTGTGATAGCGCGCCCATTAATGGTCCTTGTGCTCCACCAGCACCTTGATAAGCTTGACCTAAGTTTTGTGCTAATCCTGATGCAATACCTTGCTTCTGAACCATTGGTCCAAGTGCTTGTAATACTGGTCCTAATGAACTAGCAAAGTTAATTGGTGATGCTTGTTCTTGTGCAAGTAAATTACTGTATAAGCTAGCTAATTGATTTTGTTGGTCTGGCATGCCTTGTTGCATACTTTGTTGTTGATTCATTGGTGCTCCTCCTGCTCCTTGTTGTGCTCCTGCTGCTATTAAACTTCCTGCGCCAACTGTTGTTGGTGGAATTATTTTACCTATTCTACTTAATAAACTTCCTGTTTGTTCCAATGCTTTAGGAGCTATTTTTGTTTTAGCACCTATGTCAGCTAACTGCATAGCTTTACTAATTTTACCACCACCACCGGCTGCAACCTTAACAGCATTAACAGCGTGTTGAAATAGATTCTCTTCTGGAGGTGTTAAATTACCTGGTTCAGCTATTCCACCATATCCTGCATCACTGGCTTCCATTCTGGCACCAGCATTTTTACTTGCTGTGTTTTGCAAATCTGCTATGGCTTCTTTAGATATGTTTTTCATTTGAACACCAGTTTTTAATTGACCAGTTAAATCTTGTACAGTGTTTGCATTGTCTATTTTGTCTGCTAAAAAGTTTCCTAGTTTATCACCATATTTATCTACATAGCCAGCTCTTTCAGTAGGGCTAAGTGTTCTTGCTGCTATTGCATCATTAGCAGCTTGATGATTAACAAGTGGTTCCATTGATTTATTTACTTGGCTTAAAATACTTGAAGTGTTTTTAGCTTGTTGCATAGCATTAGGACTAGATGTTCTTTCTGCTAAGTCTTGATAACTTTTTTGAGATGTACCAATTTCTTCTCTAAGTTTTTGTAATTGACTTGGAGGTATGTTGTTATTCATAAAATCATTAATGGTAGGTTTCCTCAGTTGTCCCGTTGCTACGTCTTTTACTCCAACGTCTGCACGATTAGCCCAAGTATTAAAGATGTCATCAAAAGGTGTATTACTAATATCTGTCGGAAGTACTCTTCCTTCTCCTCTGTTTACTCCAAAAGCTTTGGATACGTTTTCTAATAAACCTTTAGTTTGTGCTGTGCCAACGCTATCTTGAGCAGCAGTTCTTTCAGCACCTAATGTGTCGTAAAATGCTTGTCCAGTAGCATCCATAGCGTGTGGGCTGTGGCTTGGTAACCCCATCTGGTCCATAAATGCTTGATTGTTTTTTAACATGTTAGCTTCATTTGTTTCAGGAGTTACACCGGCAAAGTTTAATTGAGTTGCTTTTTGTTTACTCATCTGTGCTAGTTTTTCAGCAGCTTGGGTTTGTGAAGTACTCAAATTTTCAAGCATTGATGAACCTTTGCTAGATAATACTTTACCTAAACCTTCTGTAACACCACCCAATACTTTACCAACTCCACCTAAAGCTGCACCTTCTACACCTGCTTTAGCTACATCTTGACTCCATGGTTTGCCTTCTAAAACATTTTCTAAACCTTGACCAACAGCTTGTCCACCACCATATCCTGCAATTTCACTTACACCTGTTTCACCAAGTCCGGGAATCAAAGCACCACCTATACCACCAAGAATACTAGTGGCTGTAGGAATTAAATGAGTAAGGAAATTACCACTTTGTTTAGGTTGTTGCTGAGCTTGCTGAACACTTGCTTGTACAGCTTGTGGTGATTGACCACTTTTAAGCTGTTGATTTGCCCAGTCTGAGTAATTTCCATAATCCATAATTAAATCCTATTATTATTTCATTCCAAACAAGTTACCGATACCACCTGCAACATCAGAAAGTACTCGTTTACCTATACCTGTTGAACCTAGAGTACCACCAATTGCTCCACCTAACGGGCCAAATAAACTACCTAATCCATATCCAGCTGTACTGCCGGCTAGATTTTGAGCAGTTTGATTCTTAGCTATATTAGATATAGGACTATTAGGTTTTGCTGTTCCAGCAGTAGTTGGAGTAGTAGATGTAGGTTGCATAGCATTATAAATGGCATTTGAATTAGCTTGATTACCTGCATCAATACCTTGTTGAAGTTGAGCTGCTTGTTTACCGTAAAACTCAGCCTGAGCATATGCTGATGCGGCTTGTGCTGCTGAAGTCATTGAATCCTGGTATCCCTGAATTATAGCAGCATAACCTTTAGCTTGGTCATTGTTTAATCCACCTTGTTTTACAGCTAAGTCTTGGTATGCCGACATAGAATCTTGATATGATTTAGCTTGGTTAGCTGCATCTAAGTAATTGTTTTGAAGTTGTGTTTGTACGTCTTCTTGTGACTTCAATTGAGCACCGGTAATGTTCTGAGTTCCAGTTAAAGCGTTCTGATAAGATTGGTTCATAGCAGATACGTTAGCAGCTGTGCTTTGTAGACCCTGTTGAACAGGAGCTAGTTGAGCTTGCTTATAAGCAGCAGCCTGTGATGCTGACATTCCACCTAAATTAGTTCCAGAACCTGCTTCGTATGATTGATTAAGTCCACCCATTAATCCTTGAAGTTGTCGTGCACCTTGCATGTAACTTTGCATCAACTGTGGGTCGTAACCAGCTTGTTGCATTTGTTGACCAACGTTTTGATTATAGATGTTTTGACCACTACCAGCACCTTTTAAGTAATCTGAATACTGACTGACTTGCTGTTGAGCTTGTCCAGCCTGTTGCTGAGCTGTATCGTATTGTGATTTGTACTGATTAGCAGTATCTATATCACTTTGATATGCTTGTTGACCTTGCTGTCTAGCTTGAGCTGCCTGTTGTTGTGCCTGTTGTTGTAATGCCGTATAATCCATAAAATAAAAAAACCCTTCCTAAAGAGGGCTTGGTTAGTTTGCCTGACTTGATTATACTATACACCCAAATCTTCTACAAATACATAAACCCTTAATTTAATAATTGTACCGATGATATTAGGAGGATAAAGTGGTGATTCATCCACCGTATCGTACGCTTTAATTACATTTACATATACATTAGTTGCATCAGCTTGCACTTGCAAAAATGCAGCATTTGCACCAGTATCAGTTGTAAGCATAATTACACCATACCCTTGATTGTAATAATCAGGTTGGGAAACAAAGCTAGTAGAAGTAGCTGCGGCACTACCAGTAAAAGAAGTAACTTCAAATAAAGACCAGATTGTAGGTATATATGAATAGCCATGTGCAAATTTATACACTTGTGTAGTTTGAGTAAACACAGTGGTTCCATTTGGGTTAGGTGGTTCATTAAAAAACTGGATTGTAATGGTTTGAAAACTTACTTGATTTAATTTATCTAGTTTATGAAATGGATATTTATCACTGAAAGTAGTTTGATTTGTGTTAGCATTTTTTAAATTAACACCGTTGGATGATACTTGGATTGCCATTAGTAGTTAACCTGCACATTCTGACTAACAAATAAAGGGTCTCGCAAACAAATCATTGTACCCATACCAGTAAAAGTTGGATTAATAGATGAACCAAATAAAGCCATACTTATCCTTGGTTTTGGATTATCAGCATTACCACTAGTGTAAACGTACAAATGAGTTGTACCAGTAGAGTAGTAAGGAACAAATGTATATATCATTTCATTGTTATATAAATAATAAGAAACATTTTGATATGCTTGATAGCCAAAAGCCCATGGTATGTAGTTTTTAGGTATCAGATAACTGAGCGTACCTCCAACAGTAGGGTCATAATTAGTTAGACTTTTTTCTGTAACAACTGATAAAACTTGTGGACTTGCTGCTCTTGAATGAAGCACAAAGCTTCTTAAATCTTTATCATTAATACCTTTGTTGTTTTTAGCTATTTTAATTCCGTATGCTGAATCATAAGGCTGTGCAATAGGAGATGGCTGTGTATATTCATATGATTGTTGATACTGTAAGTTAACATTATATACTTTAACATTGATAGATTGACCAGC